ATGACGAAAAAGGGTTCGCGATCGGACGCGACCGCATCCACAAGAGCGACGGTCTATCAGCTCTGCGTAGCTGTGGCGCAGTGCTTCGCGCTAAAGCCCGACCAGAAGCTTCTCATAGAGCGATTGGGGGACATCACGCTCGAAGGGCACACGCAGTTTGAGGTAAAGCGGTATCACAGCAAACCTCTGACGGATGGCAGCGAGAACTTCTGGAATACGGTGTACAACTGGATGGATGCGCGGTTCCCCCAAGAACGATACGCCTCGCTCATCCTTTTCACGACTCAAGCTTTTGGCACCACGGCCCGATTGCGATACTGGAACGAAAAGGGGCGTGCAGCGCGACTGGACCTGCTATGCGAAATCCATGCGGCTCATGCCGATGAGTTCGAAGTCGCCCAGGGCACCGACCAGCAGGCCAAGCGTAGCAAGGTTCTGGAGTTACAGGACTGGATCCTCGATCCGATTCGCCGCGACCTACTGGAGCTTATTGTGCCGAAGATCTACATCGAAGCATCGGCGCCGGACCTCAGTGAACTATACAAATCGATCCAGATCGAGCAGCTCCGTGTCCCAGCCGAAAACAAAGGTCCGATGATGGACGCCTTGCTTGGCTTCGTCTGTCGTGCCGACCAACCCAAGGGGGCAACTTGGGAAATCGATTTCCGCGATTTTGATACGAAGCTGAAGGAGTTGTACGAAATTCACGGAAAGGCGACTCGATATTTTCCGGAGAAGCCTCACCCTAGCCGCATATCCGAGGTGCCGATGGGCACCTCCCAGGACCCGTTCGTCCGCAAGATCCTGGACATTGACTATGAGGAGGTCATTCCCGATGCGATCCATCACTATCAGAATGCGATGACGCTGATCGAAACGCACATCAAGGGCTATCTGATTGAGCCATCTCGGTGGAAGGGCTATCACAGCGATGTCCTCGATGTCTTTAACGCGACCTACCGGAAGGCCGCGCGGAACTGCGCCGATGAAATACGTGCGTCACAGGATTTCTATGATGACGTCCACGGCGCTGGGGCACCGAAGTTTCCAGGTTACGACGACTCGCCGACCTGGTTCCGCAATGGACTGCTGCACGTTGAGATGAATAACAGCCAATTGCAATGGAAGCTCAAAAAAAGAAGATCGACGTAGTCGAAAATCTCTTCATACTGCACAACAACCCCTTCCTGTTTTCCGAGCTTTTCACCGAATTCTATGGGGCGATGGGGCCACAAAAGAATGGTGTTTTGCTGGCTTACCTTGTCTTGCCCCTGGTCTTGCCGGAACAGTCGAGGAACGTGTTGCACAAAGATCGTGGCAGGACGCGTCTCCCGACGTTTGCGGCGAAGACCGAACGTCTGTATGGATTGCAGGGCCGGATCGATACCTATCGTGCCATCACCAACGTTACCCTCCAGCATCTCCTGAACTGTGGTCGCCTCTCGATAACGACAGACTTGTCGCTCGAGGTCTGTGGTGAAGTTGTCGACGAACCGTTGGCCCCGCGCGAAGCTCTTTCCGCCTCAAGAAAACTCGGAACGATCTTTGCGCCCTATGACGTACCGACGATCTTTCGCATGCTTGGTGTTATGTCTCTATGAAAGCCCACATCCTTCACATCGGCGTCGTTGATAAAAACGACGCCGTACACGCAGTGACCTTCTCGACTGGCGTCAACGTCATCACTGGGCGTTCGTCTACTGGCAAGAGCGCACTGATCGAGATTTTTGACTATTGTTTTGGAAGCTCCGCGTTTACGGTACCGGTCGGCGTGATTACTGACCATGCGATTCTGTACTTCACCGTGCTGATGCTCAATGATACGGCCATCGTTCTGGCTCGTCGTCCGGACACAGGGACGGCATTTTTCAAGGAGGAGCTTGAGACTGAGCGAGTCAAAGAGGCCCGCACATTGAATAGCGCTTACTTCGACGAGAAGTTCTTCTATTCAACAGATCTCTTCAAGAAGAACTTGATACGAAGTTTTGGCGTCGTGGTGACCGACGTTGATGAAGATCTGTCGGCTCGCGAGGCACGTTTTAATAAGGCCCGATTGGCAACCCCGTCAGCAAGAAGCTTTACGTCTTTCATGCTGCAACACCAGAATCTGGTCGCCAACAAGCACGCGGTCTTCTATCGCTTCGACGAGCGCGAAAAGCGCGAGCAGGCGATCGACCACTTGAAGGTGTTTCTGGGTTTCGCCAAGCAGGAGTACTTCCTGTTAAAGCAAAAGCTCAACGAACTGGAGCAAGAAGAGCGATCGTTGAAGCGCATGGCGCCAAAGCGCGAAGCGCAGATTGACGAGGCCAAACGGAAAGTCGCCCTCGCAAGGTCCGAGTACGAAGCATTGTCTGGATTATCGCCTCCAGTGGATTTGGCTACGATGTACGCGAACCCAGCGGCTGCGAGAGACAGGATCGAGGCTATGTCCGTCGCACTGTCGGCAGATACAGCGGGGCACGTGCGACGACGGCGTGAACTGGAAATGGAGTACAGCAAAACCGTTGCATTGCTACGGGAGCACGCAACAAATCTGCATGGAATCGAGTCGTCCATTGCCTTCGCGATTCAGTATGACAAGCGCAAACAGGATATTCCTCTTCCGGTAAAAGCGGATTTGCACACAAGTGCTTGCCCATTCTGCGCGACGCCCACGGAAGCCGTCGAGCACAGTGCGAACGCCTTAAGCTCGGCGATTGAGTGGCTAAACACCGAGTTGCTCCGATCCAACTCGCGGCTGGCGTCATTTGAGGAGGCACGTGCTAAGGTGAAGAAAGATATGCTTCCCGTCCAGAATCTGGCTGCGGAGCAGGAAGGCGAGCTCAAGAGGTTGAACGCGGAACTTGCCAAGATGGGCAAGCTGAAGAGCCAGTATGAGATGGCAGTTGCGGCGAAAGGGCGTCTAGAAGAGGCACTACTCGCACTTGCCAGGGCGGTGAGCCGAAAGGACGAGAGTGACTTGGCTCAACTCCGCATAAGCATCGCCAAGCTTCAGGCAGACCTGAAGCGCAGATTCGACGTTCAAACAAAGCTTGCTCAGGCCGAAGAACGCATCGCGAAGATTCTAGATGATCTCGGCACGCGATTCGACTTCGAGGACTCTTATAAGCCTATTCGCTTGCGGTTCTCGGTGGAGACGTTTGATCTGTGGCACGAACCCGCAAAGGATAAGAAGGTCTTCCTGCGATCAATGGGCAGCGGGGCCAACTGGCTATCCTGCCATCTTGCGCTGTTCCTCGCGCTACATCGCTATTTTTGCGAGCTCGGAGACAAGTGTGCGATACCGCCGATCCTTTTTCTAGATCAGCCGAGTCAAGTGTACTTTCCCGCCTTGCTGGACAACGGCGCCGAATTCAATGCGATCCAGGATCCCACCCGTACCTCGGCGCATAAAGTGGACGAGGATCTGCGCGCAGTGACAAACATGTTCGACCAGCTTGTTTGGTACTGTGAAGACACGTTCAAAGAGACTGGAATCCGTCCACAAATCATCGTCACTGATCATGCTGATAAGCTGGCACTCGCGAACCAGGTCGAATTCGAATCACTGGTTCGAAAGCGTTGGCGCAAGCCCGGAGAAGGTTTTATTTCGGCGGGACCGCACGACGCCGCAATGGGGTAACGGCGCACACATGACGTGCTGATCGGGACGTAGCCTTCCGCGCTACGCGTATCTCCAACATTTGTGCGGCTAGACCAAGACCACAAAGGCAGTTTCCGGGGCAGAAAAGAGCTGTATACGTCACTTTTGTCGTGACCGCAACGCTTGCCCCAGCTTCCTTGCCGAGGGTGCCACGGAAGACAGGCCGGTAATGGCTACAGTGGCGTGGGACCAATGCATGCAAGCCCACTTAACGGAATCGTGGGATCTAATGCAATCAGCAAAATTCGCCAACGCAACGCTGGTACCAAATGGCCGAAATGGGCAAATTTGCCATTAAGAGGTAGCGTTCCGTAGGAAAGTGGCGAATTTCGGCCCATGTTTGCGTTGGAGCGGTGTCTGCACTCCTGAAACGACGCAACACCTGCAAACATACCCTGCCATCGCATAATTTGTGTTATGTAAAATCTCGCCGACGCATGTGGGCGCGTCTACAGCAGGCGCTGCGTGCAATCCAGGCACGCGCGGAACCGGCACCCGCGTGACCGGCAACACATCAACAGATCGAGCACCTCCCTCTTGGAAACGCCTGCATCAAGCAGGCGTTTTTTCTTTGTAGCGATCTTCCTGTAGTACCGCCTACGCGGCGCATCTTGAAGCCCGCGGCGGAGATGCCGAATGTGCCAATAGAGGTTCCGGATCTCGCGCGCCAGAGCCCGTTTTTCATCGTCAGACACTTCGCCCCTGCGTGTTATCTTTCTGCAACACTAGCAACGGGGTGCGCGATGCGCAACATCAACCTCTGGACGATTGTTATCTGCCTGGCCGGCGGCTGGTACGTCGCGAAGTACTACCCAGGCAACCACGAAGACACGAACCCGATGGGCGTGCCTATGGCTCAGCAACAGCCTACCCCGGCAGTCCAGACCAGGCCAAAAGCGAAACCGCCAGAGCCACCTAAGCCCGCCCCTGTCGTAGCAGTTGAGCCTGAATATCAACCTGCCCCAGCGCCGGCACCAGAGCCTCCCAAACAGGTCGGCACGATCGATCCCTGGACGGCCGAGCTGGCGCGCCAGGCAGACGCCAGAATTGCGCGACAACGGGGTGAATGGGCAGCTCAAGACCAGCAAGCCACCCAGGTGCAGGTAGCACAAGCCAACGCAGCTGCATCAACATGCGCGGCCTGGCGGAATGAAAAAGAAGCCGCTGTAGCGAACCTGCGCCGCGGGGGTGATGCTCAATGGATGAACTTCTGGAATCAGCGTTTGCACGCTGCAACGGACGCCCTGTATCGCAACCACTGCTGAAAATCCCAGCTGGAGATCCGCGCAGTGTTTTTTGAAGGCCCGCGTCAGGACTGGCTTTGCAGGTGATTTTTCCTGCAGGAGAAAAACGGGCTTGCAAGAGAGGGGGTGTTTATACCTTGGCGGATAAATGTCCCGGCGCATTGGTCGTACCCGCTGCTCGGTCCCGCCAGCCGCACTAGCCGTGCGACAACGGCCAGAGATCCTGTCCGCGCCCCACCTCTACCGCCTGGTCATAGGCGCGGACACTCCCAACGCTAGACACCCTAATCAAGGGCGCTTTGGATCTACTGGAAACGGCCACTCTTCCAGAGTGCAAACCTTGGTCACGACCTTTTGATCTGCGGGCTTTTTCGTTACACGCTTACGCGTAACAGATTTAGCGACCACCTCATCGCCACCGAACTTCCCGTAAGCCTTCAGCAGCTCGTGCTTGTAGCTATCTATAGTCCTGCGAGCCGACGCTAGTTGCTCGACCATCTCATTGTGCTGTGCCGTCGCCTCGCGAAGTTCAAAGAGCAGCTCATCAACGCGCTCACGCAGCTCCTCCACCTCCAGCCTACATTCGTCGTACGCATCAACGTCAGCGGGCTTTTTCGTTACCGTAACGCTCCGATCGGAACCACCCTGCTCCTTCTTGCGTCGAGCTCGAAACGCAGCCTGGCGCTCTGCATTGGTCAAAGCGTGAGCCTTGCGCGGACGACCGCGACCACGCTTCTGCTCTACACCAGGCAGTTCACCAGTTACGTTATCCGTCACGTCACGCATATTCGCCTCACCAAGTCTGCCGCGGAGCCAAAGCACCGCGCTGGAACACAACAGGGGTGCGAACAAGATCAACACCGCGCAACGCATGCTCACAACGCTCCAGCGCCTCGCGCTCATCCTTGGCGTTGACTTGGAAATGGCGCTGGGCCTTCCCTTCCCCTACGAACACGTCATAGACCCAACGCATAACGCCCCCTTGATCTGATGAACATATTTTACGTTACTAGTAACGGATATTCAATTACTGTTACACTTTTCTTGGTAACGAAAAATAATCAGCCGGACGTGAGAATCGACCGCACAGGCTTGGCATGTTTGACCAGGCCATCGGCACCATAGCCAGGCCAATCAGATCCACTGTCCCTACTGACCACAGATCCACCGCCACCAGAAACACCCTCATCGCGCCGCCAATCAGACGGACCAAAGCCTGGTGCCCCGCCACTCGACTGGCTCGCAATCGCCCTGCTATCGGCCTCGCTGACCTTGCCAAAGGACTCCATCGGCCAGCTCGTAACAGCAATGTGCACCCCACCCTTGCTCAGGATGATGTGCTCACCATAAGCCGACCTGGCGACACCCCACCCGAACTCCTCCAGCTGGGCCGCGCTAAACCGCTCCTTCAAGCGAAAACTTTCGTCGTACCACTCCACCACCAGGCGCGCGCCCTTCGCGCCCCACACCAGGCCAGAAAGCCTTGGACGCCATTTCTGCGAGATCGTCGCAACATAGTCATCCGCCATCGCATCCTGCTTCTGCGCCTCACTCACAGGGGCGCTCTTGGCAGCAGCTGGTTGCGGCTGAGCTGCTGCAACCTGGACAGCCGAGGCCGAAGTACCCACCGGCGGAGTACTCGTTACCGCAACGGTTTTTTCGACCTTGTGGCCACCGAGGCTTTTCTCCAGGCCGCCGCCCTTGAACGCATGCCACAAGTACCAGACAGCCACGCACGCACAGATGACCATGGCAGGCGCGAACTTACGCAGCACCGGGTTATTCCACACATTGGTGCGCGCATCCTTGTACGTCTCGGTATTGCTCGTGTCGTCCTGATGGCTCTTGTAGCAACCAAAGTACTTCGGGTCATAGACCTCGCTGCCCTTGTTGATCTCGGTGAACTTGATCTTCGTGCCGTTGTGCTGACCCTTGTAGGCGGTCCACTTGTACTTCTTGTCATTGCCGCGAGCGTTCATTTTCTCGAAGACGATCTTCTGGTCAACGCGATTGACCCAGACCGGATGCACGCCACCAGCGCCCTGCAACACCTGACACATCAGCACAACATCCAAGCCACGATGCCGATGCTCTGCAATTGCCTTAATCTGGTTCTGCCCCATGGCGCGCGAGTTGCCATGCGGCCAGAAGTTCTGTGCCTCATCGAGAATGACCAGGCTATCGTTATCCACCAGCTCGTTCCAACGAAGCACCTCCGCTTCCGGAATCTCGTGCAAAAGCTCATTGACCTGGGCAACCTCCAACCCAGCGACCTCGGCAATCTTCGCGTGGTCCAACCCATTGATCCGCGCGAACACCTTACGACCCTTCTGCAACGCCGGAATCAGCCGCTTCACCACGGCTTCCCACGTCTTGCCTGCACCAGGCAGACCCTCATGAACGATCAACATGTCATCACCATTGGAAAAGCGTCACGACCTTGCGGAGCAGCCGAAACGCGAAAGCCGAACCGAGCAGGCCAATGCCTTGCCCAATATTGAAAACACCGAAGAAATAGAGCACGTCGCCAGTCAGAGACCCAAACAAAGTCTGCAAGCTCACGCCGGCAAGAAACGACGGAGCAGGCAACATCCCAAGCACCGAAGTGACACCCTGCAACAACAGATCCATCGCCTCGATGAACAGATCCAACGTGATCTGCCAAAGAGCAACAAAGATCGCGACAAACGCCGCATTGAGCCACTGGCCAAGCGCGGTCAACGCGTTGATGACTGCATCAAACATGGCTCACCTCACAGGAACGCAATCTTGACCGCGGCCCACGCAGCCACAGCCAACACGATGGCACCAGCCATCGCAAATAGACCAGGCATCGACCCACCACACAGATACGGCGTCAGGTCCAACGGCCCGTTCCAGCGACTTGCAGGCACCGCCCAATGCGGGCAGCTACCGCCGCCTATGGTCACGTTGAAAAACCCCGTGATGCTCGAATACCAGGGCATTCCCTGTACGCGCGAAACGAAGCCTTGAAACACCTGGGCGAACGTCTTGTCTTTCGGCGTATAGAGCTTCAGCTCGGGACTTTGAAACGTCGCAGTTGTCGGCTGTGTCTGATCTTTCTGTTGCTGATTGGCGTTGGTGCCGGTCTGCGGCGGAGCCTGATCAGTCACCGTCTCGTTGGTCGTGGTCGTACTGCCATCCGGATTGGTGACCGTGGTCGACGTCGTTGTTGTTGTCGTGGTCTGCGATGACACAGGGTTAGTGCGATCGTTCGTACCGCTCACCGTTGTGGTCTTTGTCGTCGTGGTATTCGTCGTGGTCTTGCTGCCATCGGCGTTAGTCTTCGTCTGACTGTCCGTTGTCGGCCCAGTGGTCACCGTGGCCGAGGGACACGTCGCGCTACTAACCGCACAGCCGTTGTTAGTCCAAGAAGACCCACCAGTAGAGAACGACACGCCGAAGCCCGTACGCGAATCGCTATACAAGCCATAACACGGGTCAGAAGTGGAACCGTTCGTCAGCGCCAACGTCGGGCCACAGTTCATGTCGTTGTAGATCGACGGCCACGTATCAGGATGCGCTTTAATGGCATTTTGAATCTGCGCATCGGTCGCTAGTTGCCGAGGCGCAGACGGGTCTGGCACACAATCGCCACCGGACGCCACATACCCGCTCACGCAAGAACCGACGTAGCCGACGCCCGTGCCATCGCTACCGGTCCAGCCACGGTGATCGCTAACGCTAAAAGAGCACTGGGCATTCCCACTCGCATACATCTGCACGCCAGAGTAGGAATAGTAAAAACCACCACTATTGGGATTATTTTCATCCGCTATATGCTGACAGGCCGCACTGGCGCTGTTCCAGTACGACCAGCCGTTGTTCGCCTCACCAACCGCCCACAGATGACCATTAAAGCCAACATCGCCAGCGTTAGGCGACGTTGCAGACGAAACCACTTTGCCATTAGCGTCAAGCGACACGTCGCCACCCATGCGATTCATCAACGTGGCCAGCGCAACACCGCCAATGATCCCGCCACGAATTGCAGTCATGCCAACCGAGGCCATCACATCACCCGCCACAGCAGCAGTACCCACAGCAGGGATCGCAACAGCAGCAGCACCAACAGCAGCCACACCGATAGTGATCGGTATCAGCACGTTCATGACATTGCTGGAGGGCGTTTGCGGGACACCGTTGCCGCTTTGTCGTGCAGACACATCGACACCAATACCCGAACCGCTTCCAGAAATGCACACCTGGCCGGGCATAGAACATCCACCGGCCTGCGCAAATACGTTGCTAGACCCGATCAACAACCCAAGGATCAGCGCGAACCCACCACGAAACCAGCGATCAACGCAGCCGCGCAAAGCGCCCCCACTCCACCCCAAAACAGCAGCCATAGCATGTGACCTCCGTTAACGAAAAAAGGCCCGCTGCCGGAGCATGCGGGCCGTCCAACTGCGCCTGCGATCAGCCGAAGAAGCTGCCGACCTTCTTGACGGCCCACTTGGCGAACCCCGGGCCCATGTAAATCACGCCGAAAGCGATGATCGCGGTCACCACAGTGGACGTATCCACCGAGCTGCTCATGGACGAAAGGTCCGGCGCCAGCGCAGCTGCGTTGGCAGCCGTCGAACCCACAACAGCGCCGAGTGCTGCAACGGCGGTCAGAACGAAGTTTTTCTTGCTCATGATTTCAACCCCTATCGAAAAAAGACGCCGCCTTTGCGACCACCACAGCGATCAAAAAGAGATACGCCGGTAGACAGAACCCAGCCTGAAATGCGGCAGCAAAATCATCCACGCTGGGGTACGTGAACGCGCCGGACAAAGCCATCACGTTCGAGTACTCACTTGGCTGCAACAGCAAGAAGCCGCTACAACTGTCCGGTGCATCAGTCGTCGCGACCAACGCACCGTTTGACCAAACAACACACTGGGCCACGATCAGCCCCGACGACGGTCGATGAAGGCAGACACACGACTCGCCGCACGCATGCGACCTTCATGCCCATTGAACCGGTCCGCAAAATCCTCAATCGAACCGCTGCGGAACACCGACACATCGTCGAAAAAGTCACCAACCTGGTAGACGGCCCAGATCACGAAATCGACCATCACCCAAACCACGCCAAGCGACACCAGAACGCCGACCACAGTCGACGCATCCAGCGCGCTCACCATCCCGGAAAAATCGATGCTGATCATGTCCCGCTCCCTCACCAGACCTTGTAGAAATGCCGCCGGGTGCGTTCAAACCGCTCAGCTGCACGCTTAGTGGTCAACGCGACCACGTACTTGCGTGCAAAGCGATGCCGGTCCAAACGACGCGCCGCACGCACCGAAAAGAAGGCGAGGAAGCGGAGCAACATCACGCGCCCTTCTTACCGTCGCCTTCAGCCACACGCTGCAACGGCTTAATGCTGGTGACCACCTTCATGTCACCCTTGTCCTTACCGTTGCTGGTCTCGATCATCGAAATCTCAGCGATGAACGGGAACGGGTTGTGGCGGATCGACTCGACAACCTTCGAGCTTTCGCACTTCAGCGCCTGCGTGCACACGCCCCACGAATCCTCACCACGCAGCTCGACATCCGTGAAGATGGTGCCGGTGTCCAACTGCTTGCCATCGAGGTTGCCAACCCACTTCTTGGCGCCACGAATCGTGACGCGAGCGATCATTTCCATTGCTTACTCCTCAGGTATCGGCGCAGGGTCGTGCGCACCGTTCACGTGCCTCGCTAAAGCAGATTTGTGCAGCTGCGCCGGTACGCCCTGACGGCGGATCGCAACGACCAGTGCGGCGATGTCTTCATCGGTACAACGCAGCTCGTAATCGACCGTGGGGCCGAACTGCGTTTGAATGTGCTTGAGCTTCCGTTCGCGAATCGTCTCGTCCTGCAGCTCCAGGGCCTTGACCTGATCCGTCGGAACGCGCTGCGGGTCCGCAGCCATGAAGGCTTCGAGAGCCTTGTACGCACCAGCGAAGTACTGGTCGCGCTTGATGATGATTTCGTGAGGGATCACGCGATCCTTGGCGCCAAACTCGATTTCGAGCCGCACCCACTCACTGTCCTGCTTGCCAAGCTGACGGCCCTTCTCATAGGCCCGCAGCATCTTGCCGTTAGCACGGCGGCCGACTTCGAACGTCGTACCCCGGCAACCCTTGCTGCCAGCAACACCGCTCTCAATCTTTCGATACGTCGGAATGCGGCCACCAGCATTGAAATCACCGGCGTAATACAGCTCCTCCATCTGGGCAATGCTGACCTCGCCCTGGCAAAAGTCCATCGCCAGATCGCAGCGCGTGATGCGTGCATCCAGGTCCTGCACCATCGCGTACACGGCTGACCAGTCGCCAATGGCTGTGCAGCCCTGCCCGGGCCAGTCCACCAAGATCGTGCCGCCTACGTGCTCACCACCGCAGGCCACAATGCCGAGCTTCATCGTCTCGCCATTGATGTACGCCAGCAGGTCATAGCTGAACTCGTAACGCCGGAAACCCTTGCCAGCAGGCTTCATCGTCACCGGGACGGAAAAGACCAGGTGAAAGTACCTCCGCAACTGCTCCAGGGCATCGCTGATGCTGCCGTCTGGCAGGAACGTGAACTTGAACCAGTCCACGATGGCTCCTGCCTTGCGTTCGACACTTTCCCCGGGTTTTACCGGACCCGGGGAAGCGGCGCTGCGCGCCGCGCGTCCTCGCTGCGCTCCGGGCGACGCGGCGCCAGCGCCTTCGGCGCGGGCGTCCGCGTGGGACGTGCCATACACGGCATGAGCCGTGCTGGTCGGGTCAAGCAGAACGGAAGGGGCGACAGACGGACGGACGCGCATCAGCGGCAGCTCTCCACGTACAACGCACGCAGCTCGGCGCGCTTCGCCTCAAAGGCGACAGCGAAGTCGTCAAACGACTTGAACTCGATGGAAACCTCGACGTGATCAAGGCAAGCAAGACGCGCAAGCTCACGCTCGGCTTTGTGGATGCGCTCAGCCAGGCTGAGCAGCTGGACGTGGGAAACGGTCTCGCGAGCGCGGACCTCAGACAACCAGACAGGAGGGGCGCCTCGCTCAGCTCGCACGGCCTCAACGCGCAGCGGCTCGAATGACCGGCCACCCTTGACGTACACCCTCGCTGTCGCCAT